GGGAGGCTATATGCCTTCGATCCTATCCGAAGCAATTCTCGTGTTCGCCGCCGGAGCAATTCGGTGGCTGGCATGGAAGTTGTTTCGACGGGACCGTAGACGGAGGTCTCGGCTGAAAAGCTGAGTCCTTGGTGCTATGGCAGGCCAGGAAACTGGCCTGCCGTGCACCTATAGCCGACCTAAGGGGAGAAGTCTCTATGAGCAAAACTCAATCCTGAGTCCTCATCTACTTCCTAAGGAGTAACATGAAGTGCAATGTTTACATTGTTTCTTCATTACCAGGTCATGCTCTTAGTATCAAACTCGACATCATTAAAGTAATGGATGCTGAGAGAGATATTGTTTGTATGATCTGGTCCGAAACCCACTATGACGCGTCAAGCGTCCTAGAGGATTTTCGGAGCTCCCATCGTCGAACCACCTCTGGGATCTATATGATCTCACAGGAGTTCTATGATGAAGTTGTAGAGAAGGTTCTCTTAGCCGACTTGTTCCTTCGGGATGGTGAAGGTTCATTCATTTCCACGGATTCATTCGTGGATTTGTATGGCCCGATCCCTTTCGAGGTCACTTTGCCGGATGGTTGGGTAGAGCTCAAGCGATCCATTTCAAATGGATTGCCTCACTAATACGCCTTTTACCAAAAGGAGCTTCTATGTTCGGGCGTTATGAAGTTGGTAGTGAGCAAAACTCACTTTCCTTCCTCTTTTCGCTCGGGCGTAGTTGGCTCCTGGCGATAATTGCGATGTTAGTGAGCCTCAACGTGGTTGAGGTTGGTCTCGCCATTTGGGAGTTTATCCCCTTATGGCGTTAAGTCCATTCCTTAACTCTTCACCAAAGGACCTGGCTTATGCGTTGGGCCAGACAAGTAGAGGGCTTCTAATTTCGACCGGCGTTCATGTCGAGGTATTCATAACCATCGATGGGTTACCTATTCTTACCACGGGGCAAATTAGGGAGCAATCCCTAGTTAATCACGTAAGTGAGAAGAAGGTTCCCTATCGAAAAGGAATGAAGATCCGCGAGTATGTCGTCGTTACGAAGTATAAGAAGCTCTATCCTTATCAGGCTGCTCAGCGATTGAGAAAGATTGTTCCAAAGCCTCAAAAGGGTTTTGTTACGATCGGAATCAATGGTCGAGCGGTACAGTCCTCGGGTGCAATGCAAAAAGCACGCACTCGGCTTGTAGGCGTCGGAAAGATTGCCTACAGTGCGTTATCTCGGTCTAAACAGTCACCGAGCGGTCGTCCAAGCCCAGAGTTCCTTACTAGACCGTTCTTGCGAACGTTCCAGTTTGGGACACCTAGTTCGTATACTACGAATCAGGATGTCGCTCCATACACGAAATATTTTCGTGAGTGGACCGGTTCTAGGACACCTGGATGGGGTTCGGTAAAACGGAAACGTTATGTGGATAATCCACATTATGTCCGGATTGTGGATGTGATGGAGAACAGATATAGTTGGTACCAGGAGCAACCTGCTACTGGTTCCTTCGATCTTCGTCTCCGTCCGTTCACCGAGATTTACGCAGCACCTGCTCCGCCAGTTCAACACAACGATCTGGCAGAGTTCAATGCACTAAAGAGGCTCATAGCTAACGCTGGTACAGGAATACAAAGTAACCTGGCCCAGAATATAGCTCAAGTGAGTCAGCTCTCTTCCCTCATCGTTGGTAATGCTACTAAGATGATGAAGAGTCTACGTCAATTGAAACGGTTTAATATTCCCGGTGCAATTAACGCTCTTGGTGCAGGACAAGTTAGTCCTAAATGGAAGGGACCAGTAGGTCAACCCAGTCTAACTAAATCTGTGGCCCAAAATTGGCTGCAGCTTCAGTACGGCTGGAAACCTTTGCTCTCTGACATTGAGGGCTTCCTTAAAGTCATGGGAACCATTAATGGTCCTAATGACTTTGTCCAGAAGGTGCGCGGTTCGGCTACGGTGAGCAAGCAATTTGTGGATAAAACATACCCACCTGGTAATGGAGTTATAGGGTTTGATCATCCGGGTAGTTCTACCTTTATGATCACAACCCATTGTAAATTCGTTATCAGGTTTCGTATGGATAATCCGCTCCTTGCTTTGTTCGCCCAAACCGGTTTTACCAATCCCATTAGCCTTGCATGGGAATTACTCCCGTTTAGCTTTGTAGCTGATTGGTTTCTCCCGATTGGTGATTACTTCGAGGCCTTAGAGGCCTGGAAGGGAATGACCTTTTTAGGAGGATCCAAGACTCAGTTTACAAGATGCAAAACGGATTCTGTCATCACTTACTCCGGAGCTACTTTAGATAACCCAACCGTTAACGTCATGCTAAATGCTGACTTCCGCAACGAGCAGATTCGCCTGAATAGACAGGTACTTGGTACCTGGCCTAGTCCGGTGCTTCCCTCGTTTAATAAAGTCGGATTGTCAGCAGGAAATCGTGCCGCTAACGCAATTGCGTTACTGACGCAGTTTATGAAGTAAGGAAGGCTGATGACTTTCATTCTTTGAAAGGAAGTAATCACATGTCCGCATTAGCGGCCGTGAAATTGAGTGGCATCATCGATCATGCGCTGGCTCGTTTAACGACCAGTGCGGCCGTTGGTGTCGACTCTACGATGAACCCCGAGGGGATTTCTCCCCAAGGCGTCGCGTCGTGGGTGGACCGTAGCGCAGGATACGCTATTGCCTACCCTCGTCTGACCCTGAGCCTGCGTCCGCCTACCAAGGCGAGCCGTGTGTTCAGGTGTACAGTCAAGCTCGTTCTCCCAACGATGGAAACAACCAGCGCCTCGACGATGACGGGTATCAACCCGGCACCTACGAAAGCGTATGATTGTACCTTCATCGGCGAGTTTTTCTTGCCTGAGAGAAGCACTCTGACTGAGCGGCAAACGCTGTTCAGCCGGACTGCTAGCCTCTTTATGAGGTTGGTCAACGCGAGCGATGGGAACCCTACTGATTCTACTGGGTCTCCTCTCGAAACCGCGGTGACCACCTTCGAAAACGTTTACTAACAAGTAAACGCCGGCTAGATCAACTCTGGAGAAACACCATGTCTTCTAAGAAGTTTGGTGGTCGGTTCCATAAAGGAATCACGAGCTACCGCGTAGCCGAGGGTTTGGAATCCTCGGTCATCGAGGAGTTCTTATCAGCACTGGATTGTCCTCGTAGTCTGGCCATACTTATACTCTACCGAAATGGTGAGCATGAGCAATTGGCTAAGATGGAGTTCAATCCCAAGGCCTACAATTCTTTAGTAGACCTCCGCTCTGCTTATTGTGCTACAAAGTTCTTATCAAAATTCGAAGGTTTATCTTTCGGATCTGATTTGGACGAGGTAGCCCTTAAGAAGTTCGATGAATTTGAGCTTCTTTGCAAGCAGACTAATAATCGTTTTAGGAACTTATCTCTTGACCCCTTATTCAAGGGTCGAGCCGTTTGGCTGCACAATGCAGTCATTCGTAAAATTGACAAAATCCTTGGCGACTATGAAGCTGATGAGTTCTTTTCGAGGCCTGACTGGGGTCCTGGTGCCTCTACTCTTATTAAGCGTAGAGAAGCCAGTCCAGTCAAGAAATTCCGGTGTGAAACCGGAATAACGCGTGATCTGTACAATCTTATCCCCTGGGAACTCCTTGAGGTTGTTTATCCCTCTTGGAGCTCCCAACTTGTTGAGGCGGGTTTTCCCTCCTTTCAAGTGGGGAATAAGATCATCACTGTACCCAAGGATGCTTCGACTAATCGAGTTATCGCCGTGGAGCCTGGAATAAATATGTTTTTCCAGAAGTCCGTTGGCGAAATGATTGGCCGTCGCCTCCGAAGGTATGGGGTCGACTTACGCTGGCAGAGTAATAATCAAGAGTTGGCTCGTTTGGGTAGCTTAACTAACCATCTTGCTACTATTGATCTTAGCTCTGCTAGTGA